ATGGCTGGTTTTTATCGAACCAATTTGGGAAGAGTCGCGCTTCAACAACGTAATATTGCTTTAAATGCCAAACAAAGACGTTTACTTCTATTAATTGATCATGAAGATTTTCAAACTCTCAATACCGAGTTTAAAAAACGCATTGCTCCACCAGAACTCATTCAACAACTTATTGACTTAAAGCTTATTGCCCCTATTAGCGAAAACGATTCAGAATTTACTGAACAAATAGCTCTCTCAGAATCACCTACCACGAGTTTAGAAGTAAAAGTGCAACAAAAAAGCACTATAGATGAAAATGAAAATGCCGATTTGACTGGAGAAATTAAAGTTTCTCTAGAATCATCATGCCATTCTTCAAATATTGAAAATATCCAACCCGTAGTTCCATTTAAACAACTTACTTTTGAAGAAATACAACTATTAATGAAACAAAGCTTAAGCCAATACTGTGGACTTATGGCCAAACCACTTATTCAGAAAATAGAACAAATTAAAAATCTTCAAGAACTGAAAATGTGCCAAATGCAATGGATTACCAGTTTGCAAGAGTCAAGGATTCCCCCTCATGAGCTCGCACATACGCTTCACTCTATTAATTATTCAATTCAGCTCATTCAGCAAAAGAACTAAAACATAACAAGCTGCTGTTTAATTAAGCATTAAATTCACTTGGTACGTATTTCGTGCTTTACCTGCAAGTGTTTTTTTCCTATGATGTGCCCCACACATGCGCTCGTAGCTCAGTTGGATAGAGTACAGGTTTCCGAAGCCTGGGGTCGTGGGTTCGATCCCCGCCGGGCGCACCAATCTATTTTATAAAATCAATAACTTATATATATTTTGGCGTATATTTGGCGTAATGCGCTATTTATCCACAGGTTTAGAGGTAATTTTGCTTCTTATCAAAGGTCCATCTTTTGCCATTGTAAGTCACAGTGCCATCCAAATTAATCGGCAACTCTTTTAATGAGTAGTCATAAATTTTAAGAACATTCCCATTCTTATCTAAATCAGCGGGTAGATTGCAAGTATTTTCCATCCTGCCCGCTTCCGAAACCATGATCATGACTTGCGACATCACAAAGCCCTTACACAAATCGAGACATTCACATTACTATTAATTGTGTGAGCTGTGCAACCTGAGAATAGGAGGCACAGCAATGTGATAATCGATGCAACTTTGGTACGCTTACACATATAAGTTACTTCTTTAAAAAGAGTGCTCGCTCTGCTTCTCGGCGACGAACTAGGCCCTTCATAACCTTGCCACCTGCTTTGTTCCAAACTAGGAATTGATCGGCTGCACCTTGATAGTCACCTTTATTCAGTTTTTTTAATAAGGTTGAATTATTAAAAGCACCTGAGCCAATGTTGTAAGTCAGTGAAACCAAAGCATCAAACTGGTTTTGATTTATGGGCACAGTTACAGATTCATTTACAGTTTTTTCAAATTTAGCCAAGTCATGTTTAAAGTAGGCCTTAGCTTGCTCAGGTGTGCAAGTATCGCCCTTCTTGACTTTCACGCCATTTGGATAAACTGTGGTGCCAGTACCAATGGTCCAGACTCCTACACCATCGTCATAAGCTGTGAATCTTGTGCCTTCAAATCCTGAGATTAGATCTACACCAACATCACTTGTAGTCTTTCCACCTGGTGCAAGTTTTTCGACCACTTTATTTAGATCGTCTACTTGCGCCTGTGTAAGCTTGCCGCCTGCAATTACTCGGGCAGCATCGAAGAATGGTTTAGTTGTCATTGGATTCACCTTTCTTTTTCTCTAATTCAGAGCTACCAAAATAAAATCCGCATGCAGTTGTCATAGCCCCTGCAATAAAACCCAATGCCGTATTAATCAGATTGCTGTTTTCACGTGGCATATCCACAAAAAATAAAGCAATCACTAAAACAAACATCAGTCCCACTAATGCGAAAGCTAGATAAGCTCTTGTGTTTTCACTATTCATCGTCCTGCTTCCTCTAACCGTGATACTTTCTCTTTAATTAAAGATTGATCTTGGCTTAATTGAATAATTGAAGATCCAACCCAAGCGCACAGCGAAAATACGATTCCTGCAAAGATGCCAAGCAGTACACGCAATACAGAAAGACCGCCATCTTGCGCTGCTGTGCGGTTTTCTAAATTGGCGACTTTGATATCCAATGTATCGATATCCTTTTTGTTCTGTTCGCTAGTCTCTTTGTGTGCTTCATTAATAAAAGTCAGTCGAGTAACATGATCTGACAACATGCGAATATCACTCTGAATGGAGTCAATTTTCTTTTCGAATCTCAACCCGTATGATTCATTTTCAGTCATGCCTTCCCCCTTTCGTTTAGGCAATAAAAAAGCACCCGAATTGGGTGCTCAAAGTTCTTTTAAGGTTTAAAGGGTTTGTAAGATTTTCCCTCCGTTAATCAATTGAGTTGTCAGTGGTGCAACTCCCACAATTGCAGGTCCACCCGGCCCCGGCTGACCTTCAGTTGTGCCATGGTATTGCCAATTCCATGTTCCATCATTAGTAGACTTGGTACCACGTTCGCCCCAATTTCCACCATCTCCAGAAAGTGGTGAGCCATAGCGTTCATTTTGGGTTCGGTAACCTTTACCAGGTGCCGAAGCTTCGGCATCAGTGATTTTCATAACCAATAAATAACTCTCCAGATAGAGGCGATAATCTTGTGAATCATTTGAAATCGGCTGGCCAGTCATGACCCGACCAAATGGTGCTCCAGCACCACCGGGAATTCCCTGAACCCCATAAGATGATCCAGTGTAAATACCACTTGGTGTTGCTCCACCACCTGAACCGCCTCGAGCTAACGTCCCTCCATCGATAATCAGGTTTAGTTTGCTGTGCCGGTTCAATAAACCTGGTGCTCCCTGAAAACCATCACGCCGGGTTTTGGTAAAATTGAAGTCTGAATCTTTTTCCCAATCTCCGTAAGCTAGATGTGGCAACCCGCCATCACCACCACGTCCAACAACAGCACCTTTAATAGTCAAATTTACCACGAGATCAGGTGGGAACTCACCAGTATCAATAGCAGGTAATTCTGATGCAGCTGGAACGATATACTCTCGTTTTGCAGGACTAGACTTATAGTCGAATTTATAGACAAATCTGGTTTCCGGTCGATAAGAACTTGAACTTGAAACCAGTGCACCTGCTTCAACTACAAAACTGATTTCTCCAGTCGTTGGCAAATCCCCTCTTTGCATCTGATATAAACGTGCCAGATTAATATCCAGCTGGTCATATCGAATGTAAATCGGTGAATCATCTACCGGCACATCAATGAAATCCTTGTCATTGAGGTAATAGCGCTCATCATAGTTAATTGCCGTAATGGTATTTGAGAACTGGTCAGCCGGTTCTCTTTTTGCAACCAGATAAGGCAATGAGCCTTTGGTATCGTCATTAACCACCGTATAGATAGTATTCACAAAATCATCAGGACTAAGCTTTAAGGCCCCGTTCGGTAAACGCCCTAAAACTACTTTGTTCTTGGCTGAACCCGGCGTAACGGGAATCAGGTCCACGGTACCATCCCCCATTTGCAGATAGATCACATAACTCTTGCCTGCAATAAAATCTACATCATGGCTTAAAGTCAGGATTAAACCCTCTTGCTGCACCACCTCACCACTTTGATGGATACCATTGCGATAATCAGCTACAGCGATCCGGTCACGTAAAACCAGTAATTCTGATTCTGGTGCCGCATCAAAGGTAATGGATTTGCGCTGGAAGCGAAGCTTGTTCCAGAGCCGGTACGCATTGAAATGCGCTTGCCACTTGTTACGCACACCTACAGATTTCACCTCTTTGGGGTTCTTGGCCCCTTTATCTGGTAGATAGATATTTATGCGGGTGTCGTCGGTCGGATCCGTGTATTCATAGATCAGTCCGTCGTAGTCATCCATCACGCCAAAGGTAAGATCATGCTTGTAACTATCCGGAATGATATTCCTGAAGTTAAACAGCATTACCGAGTTATCAGTTGGACGTTCAAAATAAAGCTTGAGCTTATTGTTTTGCCGATATGCGGTACAAAATACGGCATCACAAAGATTGGTAACCAGCTCTTCAAAAGATAGGTTTGTATCATCAATAGTGGTACAGAACTCAGCCGCAAGTGGCGTACCAAAATAATCAACTACATCGTTATAAGTCCGATAGATGTTTTCCAGATCAATCTCATCGATCGAACGGCGGCCAATCTTGTCATCGAGTGCCATAGATACCAAAGCATCAGCAAAGCTAGACGTTGGATATAGCTCTGTTGTCATTGCCCCGTTTTTATAAGTCGGCAACATTCGCTGGAGATCAAAATTGATCTTGCGGGACTTAACAGATAAAGCTCCAGTGGTTGCATAAGTACGCGCACGAAAAACCGTTTCATGCTCATACACTGTGCTTTGCAAAGGATAAGCACCGTAAAGCGCCTGCCACTTTACTTCATCTACTACCGTTGTAACCGCCGGTGTTGGTGTTAAACGGCGTGCGCGGACACTACAGCGACCTTGAAATGTCACCATATCCAGCGTTGCACCAACTGTCTGACGTGACTTTGCTGAACCCTTTAGGATGATCTGCTTCAGCATTGGATTGCCAATGGCTGCACCAGATTCATTAACCGGCGTTACTTCAACTTCAATCGTGACGTTTACAGCTCCCTGATTTCCACCTGAAGAAACTGTGTAAAGTCCATTAGTAGCAACAAAGTTACATAGCACCCGGCTACGTTCAATATTGTCAAGAATGAATGGACCAATCCATTTTTCACCTATTGAACTGATCTTTGGTGACAAGGCTGCAGTTTGTTGGTTCTTAAGTTCCTTAAGCTTTAACCAGTTTTTGTTTACCGCAGCTGGATTGGATAAAGTCATGCGGTCGTCAGCAACCGACAAGACACTATAAGTCCCGTTTAAATCGTAAGTCTGGCCGTTAAACGTGAATGAGGCATTGGTGATTTCTACGCGGTCATTACTTACAAACTTAGTGGTTAAATCCGTATTGTTTGCAGATGCCCGAAGGATCTCGTTTGGATATGCAAAATGAAGATAGTTCGTACCTTCTAAAGACTGTGTATCTGCTGGACGGAGAACTTGGCCATTAACAGAAGTTTGATGCTGAACCGTTAAGGGTGGAGTTGTAATTTCGGTACCAAGCGAGAAATATGGCTCACCCGAGACAATATCGACACCCGGTCGAAAGACTTCTACCGATGCGCCGGCAATATCAACAATGTTGGTTTCACCGTCATATGCACCGTTAATTTTATAGTGACCACGACCAATACAACCGACAACATGCTCTACTTCGACATTGTTTTCATAAACTTTGTAAGGCACTGCGATTAGGTCGGGAGTATTCCACCCAGCTCCATAGTTATCAGCAATACGACCATTCACCCGGATCTTGTTTTCACGGTTAGAAAGTTCATTATTTGCCGAAGAAGACTGGTTAGTATTTTGAGTAGTCTGGGCTATCGATGGAGTCGGCATTAAAAATGCGATCGCAATACTAATCACAATCGAAACAATAGCCGCGACCCATTTTGGGTTCTCAACTACGATAAAAGTACCCGGTAAGAAATCAAGCTGCTTTAACTCATAAGCATTCTTCGGTGTGACTTCGTTCGCAAATGAAATTTCCGCATGATCCATATTGCTTGTGGTATGAAAGATACGGACATGCTCAGGCATATGTTCATATTTTGAAGTGAGCCATTGCCCAATGGTTTGAGCCTGTTCAATTGTCTTTTCTTCAGACAAAGCATCTTTTTTATAAATAACTTTAATCATAATAACTGACCCGATTAAACCCCATTTCCATCACAACCTCTTCAGGCAAATAAGTGACTCCGCTTTCCATGAGGTGAAGAATCTTTTGCCCACGAAAAAGCCCCACATGCGGGGGCTTATTTCTTTGTCTCGGATGGAAGGCGACTATGCAGCCTTCCTTGGGCATGGGTAGCGGATTTAAAAGTTTTAACCGTGAAGATAAAAAAGTAATTTTGCCCTTAGGCTGCATAAAGAGTTCAAGCGCTTCCGCCCGATCTATACCATATAGGTCCATTGCAGCTTCATGAACAAAGTGAACACAATTGTAGTGTTCATCGTCATATTGCCTATCGAGCAAATGATCGTGACTTTTCATATAGCCCCCTTCAAACCACTAAAGCGATCCAGTGCAAAAATGTCCCCAGTTTTAGTGGTATTTAATCGTGGTGATTCAGCCTTGAATGTCACAGCCTTATGGTTCATGGCAACACTGGAGAGTTGCAGTCCAAGTAAATAAAACATTGGAGAGTTCAGATTGTCTGAACTGTAAATCCGGTAATTTACGGTTGGCTTTACATCTGGATATTGCCCTTCGATTACCCGTTCAAACTCATCAGGCATCACATCACCTAGACCAGAGATAGAAACGGTTAATGTCTGGTCCAGATCACCAAGCATTCCGGATCTTTGGATTGAGACTGGCAAGAACTCATAATAGACCTGACCGGATCCCTCCTTATGTTGAACATAAACACCTCGGTCATCATTACGGACTATTCGGTATGTATTCATAAAAGAAGGATGAGAAAGCTCAATACACTCCAGTTGACAGACATCAACTTTCCGATTGAAAAAGAACTTGGCATATTCGTTATCCATTAGACCTCCCAATCCTTAATCAAAGCTATATCGGCATTCAGGTTAGGCTGGTTTTGAACAACTTCGAGCTGTGCATTTACCCGGTAAAGGTTGCCATTCACTTCATTGGTCTTGAACGAGTTTGGAATGAAATTGCATAGATATTGCTGACGTGTTCCCTGATCAATGACCAGATCCGCATAGAATGAGGCTGGCTTATTCTGATAGATCCGCCAGAAAGCCATCATTTTATTGAAATCTGTTTTACTTAAGTTCCAGTTCACATCAACAATGTGGCTATTACGTTTTACATCGATGTAATAGCGACCACGCCCACCATCCATTTGCTGACGTTTCACATCATCACCCGGTGTTACGCCATAGCCGCTGGTCTGAGGATTTAGCTTTAACTTGTACATAACTTTCCTTCAGGTAATAAAAAACCACCCCGAAAGGTGGTTTTGTTAATTAACGATTCCGTCTTGCTGTCGTATTCTCAGTCAAAGACCGACTAATGGTTGAGTTTGGATTTGCAATTTGATCACTTACAAGCTTCGGTACCGTTCTTGGAAGCTGCTTATCCATTTCATCTTTAACAATGATCCGGACTGTTTGCTCATCCAGTTGTTCGGCTTCAACTGTCGCCCCACTCACCTGATTAATCACTTCAATTTTGAAATTGATTGTCGGTGAAGCTGGCTCAATTGAAGGCATAATCTCAGCTTGAGGGCGTGAAGTACTTCCTAAAGTAAAGTCCTGAACATCATCCAGATTTGAACGATCCTGAACTAAACCATTTGATGAGAAGTAGACCTTGCCATCATGGAATAAGTCAGAATTTGCCGAAGACGCCAACTTAGGTGTGTCTCTATTACCTTTATAGATAATCTGAGTATCTTGAACCGGTTGATTAAAGATGTCAGCTTGCTTTTGGCTTTCTATAAAGGCATTAGAACTCATCAATGCACGGCGCATGACACTATCAGCCGAGGCATTGTTATTGAGAAAAGCTTCAGGGTTTGCACTCTTACGCATTTTCTCAACTAAACCAACTCCCCCCCAGCGTTTAATGTCTTCTTGGGACCAGACCACCTCTCCTTTATGGACAATACCAGCAGGTTCATATTTTCTACCAGATCCAGTGTAACCACCGTCAGCAAAGCCTTGATCTTTGATTGCACGGATGTTTGCAATAATGCTAGCGCCTTGAGCAACCGCCCCAGCAATTAATGGAATGTTAAGAGGAAAACCAGCTTTTGAAGCTGCTGCAATATTTTGCTGAATCGCAATACCAGCAGCTGCAATGGCATAAGCTTTATCAGCGGCGAACATGATCTTATATGCTTTAGATTGCTCTCCAAACATTGAACCAAACATCGATGTAAGTGAACCCATCATTTGGCCACCAAATGCAATTTGGGTGTTCAAACGATCTTGCTGATATTTATCTTCAATATCCTGAACATTCTTTGCATGTTCAGCAGCAATCTGATTACGTTGGTCCTGAGCAGCTTGAATGATAGCTGTTTTCTGGTTTTCGAAATCCTGTTGCTTAATTAGCCCTGCTTCGAATTGAGCATTCAAACCATCTAAAGAATTTTGCTCATTCAGGTCGGTAGCAGCAAATTGACTATCTGCTAAATCATTTGCAGCATTTAAACGGCTAAACCGCTCCTGATCCTGTCTGAAGAACTCGCTGGTACCATTCATATCAGCCTGAATACCACCCCAGTTTTGAACAGCGTTATTCACCTTATCGCGAGTCTCTTTATCCTGATTGGCTTTAGAGAATGCGATTAGCTTTTGCCGCTCTTTAATGGAAAGTTTAGTATTCTTAAGAATTTCCTCCCGTTCTAGTCTGTAACGTTCCTGCATGGCTTGGGTTTCCGAAAGCAATGATAAACGTGCCTGAAATAAACGCTGTTCCTGAGCTAATTGCATTAACCCAAGTTCTTGCTTTAATTGTTGAGCTAATAGATCAACAGCCTCTTTACGCTGATCTTTAGTTAAATCTAGGTCATGCTCGGCCTCAAACTGACGCTTGGCATAGCTATCTTTTAATATTTGCTCTTCCGTCTTTGTGTAGTCTCGGAATGAATCAAGCTTAGTCTTTGTAGCTTGCTCAGCAATAGCAATATCGTTCTCAGCACGCGCTTGCAATTCTGCCTTAATTTCAGCTTTGCGTTCTGGGGTGAAGTTGGCCTTATCGACATCTTCCAATTTCTTAGCAAGATCATTTCTGATCTTAGTCACTTCATTGGCAACATCGTTTTCCAGTTGAAGGCGTAACTTGGCCTGTTCTTCTGCCATTTTTGTGGCGTCTTGAATAAGCTTATCAAAATCTTTAGAGGTGATATCGCCAGCTGTATAGCCATTAATACCAGCCATATAGCCCTGATAATCCTTCCAGTATTGGTTGTTATATTTACCAATACCTTTACCCTTTTGAACATTGCCTTCACCAGCATGATAGGCACGCACAGCCTTCTCTAGATCGCCCTTAAAGAGCTTCAAAAGATAAGACATATACTTGCCAGCACCCTCTGCTGACTGTGCTAAATCAGTACGGTCCTTCACGCCATATTGCTTAGCTGTGCCTTCCAGAAATTGAAATCCACCAGTTGCCCCAGTAGATTTGTTATAAGCTTTAGCATTACCACGTGACTCAATCATATGAAGCGCTGACAATGTGCCTGCTGGTAAGTTGTACTTTGACTCAATTCCAGCAAAGCCATATTTAGCAGCATTAGCCTGAACTTTGGCATTAACAGAAAGAACTTTTTGCTGCTTTTCAAGCTCACTAGTATGTTTGCGTTCAGCAGCGGTTATTGCATCCTTCTTGTCTTTAAGGTCATCAAGAGCCTTTTGAGCACGGACAATCTGCTCTATTTCATCATTCGTGACAATCGCAGTTGTACCCGGTGCTGCAACTGCCTGCTTTGCTTTCTGAAGTTCAAGTATCTTTTTTACAGTTTCTTCACTATATCCAAGATTTAACAAAGCAAGCTCTTCATTCGAATTGAGTACTTCAGAACGGAGGCTATCAAAATAACCCTTTTGAGCTTTAGTTGCCTTTTGAGCTGCACTTTCATTGCCAATTAAGGCTTTAGAGTTATCATCAATTCCAGCCACAGCCGTTTGAGCTTTACGCCCAGATAGCTCCACCTCAATACCGAAAAGCTTTAGGGATTCTTGTGTAGTTTTAGCTTCTTTAGCGTTCTTTTCAAACTCTGAAGAGTTCTCTTTTAAAGCGTTGTAAATATCCTTACTAATACGCAACTCATTAAAGCGCTTAACAGCATCATTCATGCTAATAGTGCCATCTCTAGCATCATTAACAACCTGAACAATCTCTTTATTGCCTTTGTAGAGTTGAGCAATAGCATTCAACTGGATATTTATTTTACTACTAGAATCAGCAAGTGCCTGATTCTGGCGCTCAAATGAAGCGGTCATATCATTGATTGCAGAATCTTTTTCAAGACCTTTAAGTGCTAGAAGTTCTTCTTTTGCCTTTTTAGCAACTGCTGCTTGCTCTTCTAGTTTTTTATTGGCTTGGGCTGCCTTATCCTGAAAGTACATATAACCCGCAGCTAAGGCTGTAATCCCTAATGTAATAGCTCCAATAGGGCCACCAACTAAGTCTAATGCTCTACTTCCAATTGACGCTGATTTGTTTAATACATCTTGAGCGGCTTTATAAGCCAGTGTTGCAGCAGTTGATTCTTTTAGGGCGATACTATGGGCCACTTCGGCGGCTGTTTTGCGTTGAACAGCTGCCGCCCTTTCCTTAGCGGTTGTTGCAGCGTTATATTCAGCTCTCGCCAAGCCCAATTCAGTAATAGCTAAAGCAGCAGATTGCTTTGCACGCAAAGCCTCTACACCAAGTAATTGAGCCTGTGCTTGGGCTTCAGCAAGGCTTGCGGCTCTTTGTTGAGCTGAAGCAGCAATACTCGCTTGTACAGCAACCGTTTTTGTTAAAACAGCTTTTGTCATTAAGCCAATACCAATGGCAAATGCACTGTCTGCAATTAAATTCAAATTATTTGCTAATAACTGAATCGATCCTGATAAAGCCTGTGCTGCTCCGCTTCCTTTACCAGCCTCTCCTACAAATTTAGTAATTTCATTATTAAGTAGAGTTAATGATTGACCAATTGTAATGTCAGTTTTAGCAAAAAGAGCATCAACTTCATCTTGGACATTTCTAAGTGCTTTCACGATTTCCTGTGAAGTAATTTTTCCTTCAGCTGCTACTGAACGTAATTCACCTACAGTAATACCCATACCCTGAGCAATTGCTTTAGCTAATGCTGGGGTTTGCTCCATTACAGAATTAAGTTCTTCTCCACGCAACGTTCCACTAGCCAAGGCCTGCCCGAACTGAACTAAAGCTGCATCAGCAGCTTCTGCGCTTGCACCACTAATTGCTACAGCTTTAGAAACTGTTTCAGTTAAACGTGCTGTGTCATCCATTGTGAGGTTTAAAGTTTTGGCATTATCACTAAAACGCTGGTATACCTGTAAAACAGAATCCCATGCTGAATAGGTTTTTTGAGCAATTCGGAAAGTGTCTTCCGTTGCTTTATTTAGTTCAACTTGATTGTTAGTGACTAACTTAAGGCGATTTTGTAATCCAGTATATGTATCCATCTTTGAAATGGCTGAACCTACTGTTAATAAACCAGCCATGTGTCCAGCTAAAGCTCTGGTGGCTACAGACAAGCTTTCCATAGACTTAGAAGCATAATCACCTTTACGCTCAATGCTATCCAGTTCATTGCCTAGATTACGCGCATTACGTTCAGCATTTTGCGAATCAATAACAATGACCAAACGGGATTCTTGTGCCATCTTACTTTTCCTCTAGGCAATAAAAAACCCGCTTTCGCGGGTTCTTTTTAAAATGTATAAATTACTTTTCTGGATCTGGATGATATTGGCCATCGCTACCTAGAAATAAAACTTTATTTCCAAATCCAACCACATCAGCTCCATAAGAATTTTGAGCTGTATATTCAAGTCCAATTTTAAGCAATGCACCTTCTTGCTTTACAATTACACTTCTAGGCTTAAATGAGTAAGGATTTTTGAGACCTATCTTTTCTAAAACAGATACAAAATATATGTTCTGAGAAATGCTCTTTTTTGAAAGCGGTAAATCTATATTTGGATCCATCACTGTTATTACACTGATATTAGATTTTCTTCCTTCTCCATCTTTGAGTTGATCAATGTATTTTGTATCTTTGTGAATTAAATCCTTTAGATTCTTTTTTCTAAGGTTCTCAGCTGCCACTTTATAAAGTTTTTTGTTTTCTTCAATTCTTTTTTCAACAACATTAGAAAACTCTTTTTCTGCTTTATTTGTTTGATAATTCTCATTGAAATTTGTGAACGTTAACGGCGAAGAAATATCTACTTTTTTAAAGTACTCATTTGAACCAAATGAAGATTTTAGAGCGGAAATTAAGTTAGATGTCTTATCTCCAATTACATAACTCTTCGATTCTTCATCTACTAAAACCACAAGAATTTCTTTATTTTTGGAATCAAATGCAACAAAACTTTTTAAATGCTGTCCAACAAATTTATTTTTATTTTGAAGAAATTCGGCTGTTAGAATTCCATTTATAAGATTATTTTCATTAATACAGCCATCTTTATCAAAATCTGTAGACTTCATTGCTCCAAATTTCATTAATTTTGAATCAAATGCTTCCTTAAAATTCGCATCATAGGCAAGTAAATTAAATCCTCTTAGTTTGCATTTATCATGATAATTAAGTGGTTGTGAAGTATTCGCTAAAGCAAAAACTGGTAAACAAAATAAACTTAATAAAATAATCTTTTTCATAAAAATACCCTCATATTTGAGGGTAATTTAGCAAACTGATCATTAAATGTCACATAAAGGAAAACCACCCGAAGGTGGTTTATTCACTAAAGATATCTTTATGCATTAATATCGTTTGCCTATTTTGCTTTTGTCTTTGCTGTCTAGCTTCATGGAGACTTTCATTAAATCCATTTCGCTCATAAAACTTAAGAACTTTTTCCTCATTTACAGCATCTAAAGTCAAAAATCTTATAGCCATATGTTGACCATACACTAGGCCTTCAATTAATTCCAAAATAAGCCTACCATACCCCTTGCCAGCAAAAGCTTTCTGAATAGCAAGTTTTGTAATCTTTACTGCAGGGAAATAAGTTACTTTAAATTCCCCATTTAAAGATAATTCATCAATTTCTGTTTGAGTGAGCACAATTTTATCAGCTGACAAGCTAAAATAGCCAATCAGTACATCGTTATGAAATACCAAAGTAGTTCGGGTTAAACCATAATTATGATAATCAAAAGCATCTTCAATCAAGAACGTATTGAGCTCTTCACGCTCACAACAAAAATCTTGATAAAGATGCTTTTCTACTGAATCTAAATTTCGTAACTCGACCTCAGAAATATTAATCTCTGTGGACAAATTGAAACCTCATAATTAATTTTTAAATGCGTTTTTTGCTATTTGAGCAAGCTGCTCAAGGCGTGATTTACGAGCTGGCGTAATTTTTTTCTGAGCTTCTTGAAGAATTTTTTGAGATGAATCAACACCAAAAGTTGGTGTTACCAACATTGCTGGAGCTTTCATAATAATTTCCAAAATAGAATAAGATAATCAGTTAAATAAAATTAACATTAATAGTAATCGTGCGATTCAACAATATTTCGTACGATATAATTTACTATTGAAAATATAATATTTCTTAATGACATTTATGTCAACTAGAAATTACATTCTTAAACACCTAGCCTTGAAATTTAAAATATTAAAATTCAACAACTTAACAAACTTGCTATTAAGGATTTTAGAAATACTATGCTAAAAGTGCGGTATATAGTTTATTTCTTAAAATATCCCGCACTTGATTAAGCTTTAAGGAATAAAGCTTTAAAACATTTTATTTTTTTGCCTTAAACTTCTTATGGCACTCATCCAGAAACAGGTTATCCAAAGCAAAAATACAGTCATTAAAGATATGAGCAGCTACTGGTAAATCATTATGCTCTGCATAGACATTGATTGCCTGCTGATCTAAAGATAACGGGATGCCCTGCTCATACCGTCTGGATCTGGCAATAGTACTAAATGCCGAAAGAATAGAGTCAGCCGCATAAGAATATTCTGGCGGATCCGGAATACGGCCGCCTAAGAACTTGATTTGTTCGATTTCGTGCGGCGTTTTTGACGCATAGGTCTTTTGGTACTTATAGAGCTCGATGACTTTCCCAGAATTAAAGCCTTGTCCTTGTCTGCGTCTTCCTGAATCTTCTGGGCCTGTTCTTTAATGAATAGCCAGATTGAAATACCAATATCACCAAGATTAAGAAGCTTTGAGGCATTCTCAGGGGTATATGGCTTTTCAGATTCAACAGTTTTACCGTCTACGATTTCGGCAAATACCACACCTTTCCAGTCTTCAATTAAGTGGGCAGCACATGCATCCATTAACAATTCATGGTAAAGCTTGGCATTTTCATCTTTGACCATCACATCATAGCCTTTAGACGAGATCTGATTTCCTGCCCGTTCAATAGCTACCTGAAAAGGCTTATAAGCGATACCACGGACTTTAAATTCTGCCTGTACCTCTCCATCAGCACCTTTGTATTCGCACCATTTTGATACGTCCGAGCTTTTAATAATTCCGACTTTTAAAGCCATAGCAACCTCTAATTTTTAGAAATAAAAAAGCCCATGGGATTCCATAGGCTTTGTTACTGAATAAGTTGATTACACAAGAGCACGTACAATTGTTGGCGCTGTACGAACTTGGGCAAAGTTGATATCTACAGTAATGATGTCATCACCACCACCATCCGGGTGATTGGCTTCCATGACTTCCAGTTGTGGGAAGTTAAATGAATATTTACTTCCTTTGCTGTCTCTGATGTCGAAGGTCAGTGTAAACACATCACGGGTTTTGATTGCATCAATCCAACCAGCAGCTGTGGCCGAGAACATGAATGAAGCATTCGCTTCGATATCCATCATCTTTTCAATGTAGAACTCAGGTGTGTATTTACCTGAACCAATACAACGGATCGCTTCAAGGTTATTGTTAATAGAAATGGTCAAAGACTGTAGACATGCTTTGCCTTGAATTGACTGGCCGTTTACAAGCAAGTTTTCCACGTTCGGCATACTGACAAGCGGACGAGTCGAAGCTGCAACCGGATTCACTACAGGGTTCGTTTGCTGACGAGTAAACGAGCTACCTACAAGACCAAAGTTACCAGTAATTTTTCCAGTGGTCTGGATAGTAATTTCACCAGAATTAACCTGTACTCCACGATAAATAAAGACTTGGCCAACATCTTCGAAAACTTTAACTAACGTTAATGACTTACGTACATTACCGCCAATGGTTAAGCTATTCGTTGCCCAGTTATTAAAAGCTAATGCACTTAGGAATAAATCAAATGTTCCAAGTGATAATTCAAACTCTAACTGACCTGCTACTTCTGCTTCAGTAACTACACCGCCTTGACGATAGCGTGAGTCAACTACTTCACTGCTTTCTTCCGTAGAGACATTTTCTGATAAGCCATCACTTACACGGCGAACTGTGTACCAAATTGGGTTTGCTGGAGTTGTTCCTAAAACTGCTTCTTCACAAGCATATAATCGAATTTTTGCGCCTGAACTCATTTATGGTTCTCCAAAATTTAGGCAATAAAAAACCCGCTAAAATAGCGGGTTATTAAAGTGTTTCGTCTGTGTCTGAGATTTCTGGCGGTTCCACGCCATTCATGGCTGCAGCAACTGCCTGAGATAAGTTAGTAGGCTGGAAATCCACTGGTGTTTCACTCAAAGTTTCTTCAACCTCAGGTTCTGGTTCAGGTTCTTCATGCAAGCGAATATCAATCCAGCGACCTTCTGGAATATCTATAGGTAATTCCAAGTCTGCAACAACAGCAGCAAGTTCAAAATCAAACTTACGCTTGTAAGTTTTAATTGAGATGTCACCATTTTCTAGGGTGTCATACACTACTGCAACGATTGTGTTGCCGTTTGCATCTTTCGGTACTTCGATATACCAGCCTTCCTGAGCAAAGCCTAAAGAACCTTCTAGTAAATAATCACCAACATCAATTCTCTTAAATTCAATCGGCTGTTTTTTTGCATCATTATTGAGCTCGATATGGTCGTTAAATAGCTTAACTACTGGTGATGCTGCTTTTATGAAACCGTTGGAATCCACAGAAGTATTCGCAGATGTTCTTAGCTGCTCAATTACAACAGGTATCTCACTGACAATAACAACGTCATCTGTATGAACAGTAACTAAATAATTATCAGATGTAATATTGGAAATACCGGAAAAATATCTAAATGCCGATGTTGAAGAACTTGCTGTTCTTCGAATGGCAACATAGTCTACATTTTGATATTTAACTACAGCCATACCTGAAATATGAGTTGTTACACCAATACTAATAAACCGAGCTGTAACACGATCATATGCTTGCTGAATTGATACTAAAGTTCTCGAATGTTGATTTGCTGAGCCTGAATCACCCCTCGAAAACACTAGCTCACCAAACATGTTTCGATTGGGTGAGCTGCTGACAGAATAAGGAAATAACAATACATAGCTAACGACAGAATCTAGGTTTACTCCCGTAATCATTTTTCTTTCAAAAGTTTGGCCTACTCCACCAATTCCAAAGCTGCCAACTTCTATCAAATTACCAGCTGTAGTACCAACATTTCTAGTTGCGGCACTACCAAGCCCTAAGTTAGTTCGAGCATCGGATGGAGTTGTTGCACCGGTACCACCTTGAGAAATTGCAATAGCCTTGGTTAATCCTTTTAGCTCTGTAATGTCACTATTCACCCCTTTTTCTGCTGCTCCGAGATTATTTCGAGCATCTAGTGCAGTTGTCGCCCCAGTACCACCTTGAGAGACTACAGCAGTACCTTGGACCTGCGAAAAGTTTGGTGCCAGATTAGGAATGCCTGAAGCGAATGGCAGCATGAATTGCCGTTTTCCCTGAGCCGAGTTATACGGGAATGGCCGGTGATCCCAACTAAATTTAAAAACAAGATTTGCCATTATGCTGTTACCCCGTCAATCACTTGGAAAGTCAAAGTTTCAGTGTGCTGCGTAGTACCACTAACTACAGCTTTAATATCCATCTGACACAGACCTAAGGGCCAAGTTGCAGTGCTTGCACTAGATTTAATATTCAGCCATCCCTTCTGTGTGCTCTGGTTTAGTGCCGCACAAGTCAAGGTGGCCACAGCAGCACCATCAGCCAGAGCTTTAACCTGTGAAGTGAAGGTATAACCTGTAAGATCAATTGCACGGCGAACATCATCCGGTGGATACTGCAGGGTTTCATCCATATCAACCAGTTGCAAGTTCAAGTTGAAAGTGTCACCACGCTTAAAAACAAAATTGCTCATAAGTGATTCCTATAGACATAAAAAAACCACCGATGAGGTGGTACATAAATTATTTAGGCAATAAAAAACCGCCTTTCGGCGGTTTAGCTTTATATGGTTGGTATCAGTTAATTCAGGTGTTTTTGTTGCAATTCTAAGAACTCTTTTTCATTAAGTTTCTTTCCACATTTCGAACACAACCAAACAGGCGGCCCACCCAAACTTTCAATCTTTAAGTACTCAACTTCATCATGACTACATTTGCCATCTTCCATAACATCAATAGAAACGCTATGACCTTCAGTAGTTTCAAATATTCTTGTGATCATTGGATTTCCTTTTTCTTTAACATTAAAAAGCCCTCGAATTGAGGGCGTTGTTTGGTTGTGTTCTCAGGCATTTATGGGCTTACCTTGAATACCCTTGCAAAGTTTCAAAATGCTTTCTGCATGAAGAGTTATATGTTTGTGTTCTGGCCTAGTTCGCTCAATATCGATACCAATTAGAATTGCAGCCTGAATGTTTTTCTGCCAATTACCCGTATCCATAACAGGCTCAATTGAGCAAAAAATGTAGCTATCATCACCAATATTAATATCGGCATAATTATCTTCGTCCGTGGATGGACGGCATTCAGCAACAATGTATGCGATTTCCATTATTTGGCATCCTTAAAGTCAAGTTGTGGCTGAAGCTGATATTCCAATTCCTTAATTTCATTCTCCAGCGGTTCTTTTTCCCATCGCCACTGGCCCATTGCGCTCGCACATCCACTGATTTGTGCTTTTCTGCCTTGGTGATAATTCGTTAGAGAGTTATATCTAACCCATTTTGATTGGAAAACTTGACTGAGTTGATTAGCCATCCACTCAAATGCATCAATAAATTGCTCTTTAATGGCATCTGCTTTTTCACCGTTGAATCCCATTACAAGGAACATGAAGCCTCGCTCAGTCATCTGATAAAAACCTGTTTGTCGTTTTGTGTTTCCTATCTTCTTGTTTTCTAAGGTAAACGCAAAATTGCGCTCACGAAACTTTGTGGAGCACTTCATATTTTTAATGGAGCGGAGAACGTCTGAATGCCTCTTTCCAAATGCTTGAGCAACTGCATAACTTGTTGTTCTTGGCTCACCGTTATTATTGGTAACCAATGCTCGTAAATTCAATGTTGTCATCATGTTCATAAGAGTTCCTCTTACTAGCTCATGTTCAAAGAAAAGAACTGGCAGGCACACTGAACATGAAAAGCGTGCTTTTCGGGGATCAGCCTAGCCAGTGGTTGCCTGAATTTCAGGCATAAAAAAACCTGCCGCTAAGGACAGGTTCGTTTAAAAGTTAAATTCGTTAATTGACGCGATAATTTATTGAAATGTTGTACTGAATGAAATCCCCATTACTGCCGAGGTTTTGTACTTGACCTTGGAGTATCTCTAGTTGGCCAGTTGTGTAATATTCGAAATGAGCTAACCAAGCATCAGCGAGCTTTGTTATATCAGCCTCATTAGTTTGAGGTCTTGCAAGGCAATTAATTGAAATAACCCCTGTTCTTCTGGTGCAAGGAGTATCACCTACACCAGCAATGATAGAACTGCCCCATAGAATATTTAAGTCACACCAAAGTCCATCTACAGGAATACTAATCAATGGGCCATTAGGGTATTGAATACGATTTTGCTCAATTCCAGTAAAGGCTATTGCTCTAGTAATAATGGCTTGTCGTGCTTGATCTAAAGTCATTGCCATTTTAACCACCGTATTTCTGAGCAATATAGTTAAAGGTTAAGCCGTAGACACCTTGAGGAGCTTGTCTTGAGTATCCACCTGTTGTTTTTGGTGTTTCTGGCTTATCAGTGAAGTTGCCATATTCAATTTTGGTTGCATAAGGCGCATTTGTTTGGATGTATACAACCGAATAAGGAACTAGACGAGATAAAGCGCTTGTGCCTTTGCTAATGGTTGAGCCACCGCCTTTATCTTTCTCATCTTCATTGAAAGATTGGTCGGTCTGGTTAATGCTAACTCTGTGTGATGCTCTAAAAGCCCCTGTATCAACTGGACTTTGTAGAACAACACCTTGTAAGGCATCAATGACAATATCTTTTTGCTTTTTAGTAAGGTCTGCTTCAATTGTTTTAGTGAAGGCACTCGGTTTGCTTGTCCAGCCCATAATTCACCTATAAAAAAAAGCCCTTAATTAGGGCTTCATACTTGGATTTTGATAGAGTCTTTAAGTGGTTTTAAACTTTTCATAAGCTTATGTTTTATCCTAAAAATACCTTCATAATGCGCATAAAACTCCAAGAACTTCGCTTCTTCACTTTCTACAAAATCATCATCACTTTCACCTTCGTATTGGTAATTGTATTGCTCTGGGTTATTGGCCTTGAGTTTTGCTGAATACATTAAATTAACATAGCTTATGCTTTCTTTTTGTAAATCAATAATTTGTTTAACTTGATTTTTAAAAGCAATTGCTTGCTCATCATTAAAATCAAACTCACCTAAAAGCATTTCAACTTTATTTGTTTTATCCAGAAGAGCTCTATACAAACCAATAATATATTCAGCTTGCAAATCATTATGATTTTCTTCGTCATAAGCATCCATATAGAATGCAAGCAACTCACTATCAGCTTGCTTAACTAATTTATATAATTCTTCACCCTGCTGTTCTCTGCTTTTCTCAACATGCTCTTGTCGCCAATCACTAAACAGAACTAGCGCAATTGCTGGAGCTAAGAAGTAAGCCATTAAAGTTAGCGTATCGCGGACAACTTCATACAAATCTGGTAAAGGTGTAGGACAGTTTAACCAATTTGTCTTCATCAGAAAGCCAACTATTAGATATAGCACTCCACCTGCACAGATCACAAAAACGATATCATTAATCTTATTTTTTAAAGTTTTACTTTTCATAAAGTCCCCATATGTTTAGGAGGCTTATATCAAATATTACATAAGAAGCAAAGCTTTAAACTTTCCTTAATTGTGCAACCCATGTTGCATCTGCCGCATCTTTTCCATAACTCACAACCCGATAATTACTACCTTCAATCACCCAAATGTCATTAACATCTGGTTCAACTAAAGTTCCTGCTGTATCTTTCACTTCATTTTGCAGGAGCACGCCTTTGGAGTCTGTTGCGCGGTAATCTATAGGCTTCACCAAATCTTTAGCCCAACTCCCAAATAGGACGCCTCTGCCACCATAGACGTATTCGGTGTAAGTATCTTCACCAGTAGCTGGATTAGAACTAGTTAATATTTTGCGAGTACAGGTAAAGGAATCAACCGCGTCTGCCAGTTCATCTTCAGCATCAAAGGCAGCGCCAAGTTCTTTTTGAATCTCATCACGCATTCCCATGGCTTACTCCGTAATGACATAAGTGTTGATGTAATACTTCTCGCTAAAGAATGGTTCAAGCAGATCAAGGATAAATTGCATATCGCCACTTACTGACTCTTCTTTGCCTGCAACATACGTCTTGCTTACAGACGTGCCAGACTGTGCAGAGACTGTTTTGGATGCTACTACACCTTCTTTAGTTGTGTAGAGTTGCCCTGCTGCTGCCAGTTTTGCTAAGTAAGCGCCAGCCGTAAGAATCGCATCTGGCACTTCACCTTCTGGATAGTCTGGTAAATTTCTAGCATTAAGCCACGCATTAGCCTGCATCACAGCAATAACCGGATCACCAGTTCCCCACCAGTCAGGCCCTAGCTTTTGAGTCACACTTTCGACTGTTACATAGTTCATAGCTTAATCCTAAAAATCTAATTAAGAAGGACGGCCCGAAAGCCGCCCTGCTTTAGTTATGCACCACCATTCAGCGATGCTTCTGGCACAGGAACTGCTACTTCTGGGTCCTTAATGCCATAGTCACCCGCTGTTTTGGCAGGGTCAAACATAGTGCCTGCTGCTAATGTGTCAGTCGCATCATCAGCATATCGGCGGTCAGTTGGGTATTGGTATTTGTAGTCTGGTTGCTTCTCAGCCATGACTGCTCTCCTTAAAGGTTAGTAATTAGGAAGCGGATTGAGGTGTCTTCTGGTTTGGTTACAAGTTCCCAGTTAGCTGCCTTCTGCAAATCAGCCCAAGAAGCGCTTAAAGACTCACGCTCTGTACCACCAGTTAAAGTGTCCTTAGGTGCAATGAAGCTAAAACCTTGTGGATGGATCAACATGTTGCGACGCGTCCAAAGGATTTCATGACCAGCACCGTTACCAGTTGATTGTGTTTCTTCAACCTTCAAATCTTTCGGACCCGGAACAGAGTCATATGCAAATGCGCGTGGACCTGCAAGAATCGTGATGAACTTAGCGTTTGCGCCTGTGCCAATTTGCGTATTGGTATCTGTTTCAATGACTGCGCGCCCGTTGTAAACGGTGATTGGTGGCAAGTTATCACTTGTGGTCACTTGTTCAAGTAATTGCTGTTTACGCATCTTCGCAGCAATACGTGAATGCACGAACATCACACCACGTCCACGTAATGAAGCATTCATTGTGCTTTCCGCATCAATGTAGGCATCTACTGACCAACGTGAAGCATCTGTTGCTGTTGAAGCAGAGATGTCAGTAGTGAATCGCTTGCCGTTCGCCTGGTCATAATTACGCAAGCCAATTACTGTTGCTAGAGCACGGTTTTCGGCAGCTTGTTGCCAATACTTATTCAGCATTCCACCAATAAGCTCAAGTGAATTGACCTTCGATAAATACTGCCCAAGAACAGACTCAAGAAAGCCTTCGTTCATATAAGCAACGCGGCCTTGCATTTCACCTGCATCAATCGTGCGAGGCATTGCGATATCAGTCAAAATGGTGTTGCCATAGTTCTGTTCAACATTACCATCCACACCGTTAATGTATGGAACGACGAATGTTGATGAACCACTTGTAAGCAAAGGACGTAAAGATTCATCAGATACGAATGCACCTGACTGCACGAGTGGCGAAACTGCCACAGGATTTGGACGTAGATAAGATAAAACTACGTCACGGTTAAATACTTCTACTAAAGAAGGCATGGAGTTACTCCCAATAATTAATTATTAAAGTCACCATTCGCTACTGCTGCTTGGAACCCTTGAGGGTCATTCTTTTGGAATTCCAATCGCTCTTGCGTGGTCATTTCACTTGGTTTCTTGGCAGCTCCACCACCCGAACCACCGCCAGAAGCCCCACTTCCTGACGCATTTGAAGCAACAATTAATGGCTTGAATGCCACATTGCCGCGGAACTCTTTTTTGAGGTCATCAATACTTAAAGCACTAGGTTTGCCCTGCGAATCTAGTACACGTACTTTGACCTCACCGTTTTCATCAGTTTCAACCTGAAGACGGTTAGTAATATGTGGAAGCAAAACTGCCTCCGAGCCTTTGATTGAAAGCTCACTTGCTAATGCTTGTGCTGTTTGCCCGACAGTTAATTTGTAGACTTGGTCTTGCAATGCTTTGGTAGCTTCTGCATGTTTTGCTTCTGCTTGCTCAAGCTTGGCTTTCCAAGATGCTTCAATTGCAGCAACGTCACCTTTTTTACGGGCTGCTTCTTCGGCTTCACGTTGAGCTTTTTCTTCAGCTTCACGTTGTTTTTGCTGGGCAGTTTTCTTTTCACCAAGAAGTTCTTCAACTTTCCGTTTCAGCCCATCCAGTTCTGAATTATCTTGCTGCGGCAGACCTTCAACTTTTAAATAAAATGCGCCATCTTTTTCTTCGTAAAGCGCTTTCATTTCATCAGATAAGCCCTCTAGGCTATCGAGTTTGTATTTCATGTTTTGCTCCCTGAGCGGTTTTGCAGTCACAAACTGCGGGCAATAAAAAAGCAGCCGAAGCTGCTAAGGTTTGAATTAAGTTGTTTTACATATTTCTATAAATAACTGGCTTTAATGCTTGAGATGCAATCCAAATATCGTTACGACATACAGGGCAATTCAACACATAGATAGTTTCGTTTCTATCGCTCATGACTCGCAACTCATTCTTTTGAAATTCGATAACTGAATAACACTTGCCACATGAGTCTCTATAGGTCTGCAACTCGGGCGGCACACCTCGACTAATTACTTTCATAATCCCAACCTCTTAAACATTTCTTCATCTAGCTTTTTGAGTTCAGCAAGTGTGAATGGCTGACCTGTTAGCGGATCTACAAACTTATCAAGAGAATATTTGCCCTCTTTGAATAGTTTGTATCTTGTCGGCCCAAGCCAAGACTTTTGAAAAGCTGCATCTTGTTTATCAAACCAACCTTTGAAAGTTGTATTTGAATCAACAACGCCTATTTCACCTTCACCATTCACTTTATTGTTAAATGGACGCATCCCAATTGTTTTTCCTGAATCATCCGAAACCGGAATTAGGATCGATCTACAGTTGGGGTGAAGTGGTGGCACAGGATGAGGTTCATCTTTCTTATAAACCTTGTCAGAGTAACCCATACAGATTTTAGAAGTACGGCTATCCAGTGTTGCGATGAACTTTACATACTCAACACCAATGGTCTGATATGTTTCATTCAAGGCCACATTTGACACATGACTTCTAGCAGTACGAACCATAGTTGAAATCTGGTTTCTACTTTGATCAAGCAAGCCATCTTGGTAATTAAGTGCTTTCTTACCCTTAATCCGCTGAACAATTTGCTGGTTTGTCTGACCTTTAGATAAGCCGTCTCGAATAGTTTGCTCTACCCGAACTTTTGCATCGTCTGCGATCTTCTCGAATAGGTAATCAAGCAGCACACCACCGCTTAAAGGCGTTTTCTTTGCCTTGTTGAATAGCGTCTTTCCATTTGGTTCTATTTTGCGATTAGCGAGGGTTTTAGCCTGATATGTAGCTTCATACACCGCTAATGCAGTAGCGCTTACAGTGAAGCTCTCAAGCAATCCTGACGCTACACTTGCCTGCCAAGTCTGAACCAATGTTCTAACTTCTTTCAAAGCAGGTGTTGTGTATTGCGCTGCCATCAATGCAGTCTTTTCAGCGTCACTCAAGTCATCTAACAAATCTCTTAACTTTGAAAGCATCTCACTAGAGAGCGAATCAAATTGTGTTAGGAGATTATTGATTTCAGTTGAAGAGAGCCGATAAAGATAGGCCTGATGTGATACCAGGGCATCAAGTAGAGCTTGTTGTGACAACTGGATGTTCATTTGTCACTCCTGCGATTTAAACCACCATAGGTCTATTGACTGACTCGCTTTCTATACGTGTTTGCTCATCTTCATAGCTAATTTCTGGAACTTTCCCAGTAGTTAGCAACTCATGGAATGTTTCCATACTCATGCGATTAGCAAGCACCATTTCCCAATAGAATTTAAGCGTATCAAGGTCAATCTTGCCTTTAGCGAAATCTTGTTTAATTGTGAGTTTCGCTTTAGATCCACTTCCGTAGTAGGCAGCACACCATTTAAGCGCATATTCCATCGCCTCATTGGTATTAGCCACACACAAAGAAAGGACACTATACTGAGCCAGCTTTTCATTATTTGATTGGGTAGCAGTCTTATTGACTTGTTCAGTCTCAAGAATCTTGGCACCCATGGCCTGCATGTACTTTTCTTTAGCATCCATAGCCTGTTTTGCTAAGGTGCTTTCAGTGACTTGCTTGTAGTCAAATGATGAGCCTTTTGGAAGCATTAGAGGGTTTTTAGAACCTAAGCGAACACCATTTTTCTGCAACCAGTCGCGCCAACCTTCATCAAGTTCATTAATAACTGGTTGGGCTTGACCACAAATGAAAACCATCTCTTCATAGCTTGCGCTGTTCTGATAGTGGGCCAAGTTCATCGTGACAATCGGTTCTAATGGGATAGGATCAATATTCCAATCATTAGCCAAAGACCCCAAAGGAATAAAAGGGATTTCATTCCATCTTTGGTTTAATGAATTTGTTGGATAGAGAATATCACCGCCCTGCAACTCCCCTGACTTATCAGTATAAACCTGAACGTAATATTCATTGTTTGCATCAAGACGAAGTACGCGATAAATATTAATTTCTTTCTTAGAGAATTCGTCTTCTGGATCTTTTACCGTGGACTTCTCATGCAAGACAATAAGTTCAGGCTTATAGACTGATCCGACTCGCTTTAGGCTCCAATTGATAATGCTCAACGACTCATAAAATACGATTGTTGGTCGAATACCTAAGCTCTCTGCCTGCTGTACAGACACATTTCCATTAGTAGTTGGATAATCAACAAATAAACCACCACGTGCATGTTTAAGCTGACCTTGCAAGGCAGATTGTGCAACTTGGTAAATTGACTTACCTGTACCATCTGCATCGTATTTAAGAAAATCCATTCCATCCGGTTCGAACGTTGGGTCCTCAGCAAATACCACGCCCACCATCTTGTTTAATGTGTCTTTAGAAATCTCATAAAACACAGCACGGGTTAAGTAAGCCAAATAATATTGATCATTCTGCGTTAAATCAGACGATACATTGGGTTTTGGTAAATAAAGTTCGCCACGCTTCTTAACCGTGGCAGAACCATCACAGACATCGTCGATAGTTTCCCAACGCTTTTTCATGTCTGCATAAGCTTGATGTTCAGTATTAACTGGCATTAGTAAACCATTCCTATATCTAGTGTTTTTGCAACAACCTTTTTACCCATAGCCACAGCAAACATACGGAAGCCATCAGCACCGTGTGAGTGAATGTCATGAAGTGGGTTGTCTTTCCAACATCCAAGCTTGTCATTCCACTCTTTTCGGTAGTTCTCAAGATGAGTGATGCCTTCTGCACATTTGTACTCATCAAATTCACATAGAGGCAAAATCTCACGAACCTGCTCAATACCATCCATCACCGTTATATTTGGCACCACTTCGAAGTTGACTGAGTATTTCTCCCCGTCATCAAGCACATAACCCTCTTTGGCAATGTCTAGGCGAGACTTACCATCATTCATAAGAGAGCGGTTTTTAATGTCGTGCGGAGCATAATGCTTGCTGTACTTGTAGCCTTTTTCTTTAAGCACTTTGAAATAGTGCCGCATACCTTCGCCTGAGTTTTCGTAGTAATCGATAACTTGGTAGCAAGTATCTGATAACTTCCGGATAAACCAGATCACCATTGAGTCTGAGACACCTAAGTCCCAGAAGGTCATAACAGGTAAATGATCATTAGAAGGCAATACACCAATGCGTTTATTGGCATACAAGAATTTAAATTGGTTCTTGTAGTAAGCACCTTCAACAGACTGAGCAAAAGCTTCACTAGGAATACTTGGATATTCCCGCTTCATATCCTCGCCAAGAGTTTTCTCTTTTGAGTGATACCAAGCCCTTTGCTTTGGCGTTGTTTTAATCTTGTGCTTAACTTCCAGTTCTTCAAAGTATTGAACTAGGCGCTGTGGGAGTTCTTCAGTTGGTTCAATTTCATAATCAGCATTCTTCCACCAAGAAAAGAAAAAGAACTTCCAATCAAGTGGGCTTAGTTTTTTGCTGAGTAGTAATAACTTTTCTGCTAATTGGCAGAATTCGTAGAAGTAACCGCTTTTACCCTCTGCTGTACTTTCGAGTGTGATACGACCTTTAAGGCTTACTGCTTCAAATGCACCAGTAACAATCTCACGTGCTTTATCTGGGAACTTCGCACAAATCTTACCGAACTCAGACACATGTAATCGGTCTAAAGTTCCACCACGAAATGAAGTTGAAACGGTAATTGAGCCACCTTTGCTAAAAACAAGCTCATCTTTAGTTTGAATCTCTAAAGGATTGGCTGCTTTGATAAGGTGTGGCAAGCGATCGTAAGCGTACTTAACCTTTTCACGGAACAGACGCTTAGCATCATGTAATGTATGGGCAATCAAAGCACACTTATCAGACATGAACAATGCAGCATCTAACTGAATCATGCACATCTCAGTGGTAAAACCTAACTGACGTGCCTTTAAGATGATGTTACGTGTCCATTCGTTTTCGAAGTATTCAAGCTGTTCAAGTGTCATCTTGAACTTAACTTGCTTACCCTCTTTATTCGTAATGTAGTAAAGATTATTTAAGCGCCATAACTGGTCTTTAAGTTTCGCTTTATGCTCAGGATTCAGCATGGCTACTCCTTATAATTAATCATCCTTCCCTATTTCATCCATCAATTCTGATAATGACTGAACTTCAAGTGTCAGCTTATTCTCTTGTTTGTCAGCTAAGCCAAGCTCACGGGCAACAATAGAAGCATTAAGCAATCCAGCACTTGCACCTTCAAACTTTTGAGTGAAGATAACCCTTTTGATATCGCTACAGATTCCAATAAAACCTTCTTTAGAGCAGTAAGTTGCCCAAGTTTCGTCAGAGATATCAAGAAAGAAACATAGACCTTGAATGGTCATTGCGCGCATCTTCGGCAAATCTTCAACAGTTACAACGCCCTCATATGCAAATGCCTTCGCCTCTTCTAGTGGGTTATCTGTAACCCATTCAAAGTATTCACAGGCAGCTTCCCATAGTTGTTCTGGATCTTCAAAGATCGGTTTACGACCGTGAGAGCTGCGCTGCTCCCAGAATCTATTACCGATTGGAGCTGCCATATATTTACCTCATTAAAAAACCGCCACTTGGGCGGTTCTACTAAAAATTACCTTGAATTGTATATTCTTTATCATCTCTCGGATCTCTAAATTTCTTTGAATAAACTGGGATCCGATTTTGATCAATTATGACTACATTTGGAATGAAGGATTTGCTTTTGAATTCCCCATCATCCAAGTTTGGTGTATCAAAAATATCAAACTCAACCACATAACCGTTTGTAGTGCCATCTTCTGCTTTAGCTTTTACCGAAAATTCACGCTTTTCTGACATTTATAGACCCTTATTTATTATAAAGGATCACTATAACACCATTTTAAATCATCAGGCGTTTCCAAATAACACCCTTGTTTATTGCAGAATGCGTGAATGTCGTTTAGGTATTCAGTGAATTGAGCTGTACTTGCATCTGTAGTGCTCATTAGCTCACAAAGTCCATCAGCTACTTGTTGATAGGCTGGATGCTTAGAATCCTTCAATTCTCTAACAGCCTTGAATGTTTTCTTGTATTGACCAACGTCATCACGATCATAGATTTTTGCTAAGAAGTTCTTCTTGAAGAACAGATGCTCGTAGTCTTTATCTGTTCCCTGCTTCTTAGCCCATTGATTTAGCCACATCCAGTACAAGCGGTTTTGAGCCTTTGTCCGGTCTTTCTCTTGAGGTGCGATTAGAACGACTAACGGCTTCCCTTCATTCGCTGCTTCTGCATGGTTTTTATTTAAATAGTTCGTCACATAGTTGATGTCAGAATGGTTTTTGATGACGAATCGTGGTTCCATTTTGACCTCGCAATAAAAAACCACCCGAGGGTGGCTTGATTAATCTATTCAACTTTCATGATGTAATAAGCGCAATGACTAAAAGTAGAGTCATGATCATGTCTTAAAGCTTTAACCTCTTTCTCTACTTCTGCTCTTGTCATGTCAGAAAATTCAAAGTGCTTAAAACCATGAGTTTCAATAAACCAGTTATGGAGAATCACAACATAGTTGCCTTTAGATACTGTTTCTTCTTTCTTTTCATTTCTAAAAAACATCATCTTCTCCACCTTTAAGATTAAGCATCCGCTCTGTTTTTTCTAACCAACCATCAAATAGAGCTTCTGATTCTTGTCTTGTGCCTAATTCAAACTTATCGAAAGCAGCGTGGCAGACATAACATAGTGGAACTGTGTATAAATCGTTTGCCTTGATACCACGACCCTTTCCGTGTTTTGAGCTATTTGAATGAGCCGCTTGTGAGTGAGGATAGCCGCATCTAACGCAGGGTAGTGCTCTTATCTCGTTTAACCTCTTTGTCGAACGCATTTTCTAGGTTCTCTATTCTGGTTCTGAGAGTATTTACTTCACGCTGACATTCAGTCTTAAACGTATGGCTGCTGAATAAATGGTTATAGTTTTCTAACCGGCTAAGATTACGTTTATAGATTTCTAAATTCTTCTTCGCTTCGATTGTGTCCATGTTCACCCCAATGCTTCTTGTAGATCCGTTAGCTTGTAATGAGTATGTGGATTGTTTATTCCTACAATGCATTTATCAGCACAATAGCCATGCACTTTAAAGTGTTCATTCCATTCATCTACGTAATACACTGCATCAGGATGGGCTTCTTTCAGGATGTCTGAAATCTTCGCTTTGCCCAGCTTTTCAATTAATTTCTGCGCTTTCATAAACACCCCAAAAAAGAAAACCCTGTCAAACGACAGGGCTACAAATTTAACTTAGATGAAACAAGTAAGAGGTCGTCAACCCTCCACTTCAGCTGTATCTGACCAATGCACTAAGGTTTTGCATCTTATTGGTAGTACGTTTAACCCTAACTGTTTACTTGCTTCTCTAAATTAAGAACCTCTATAAGGAGGCTACAAACACTTAATCTTTCCACACTTTCTGCATTCTTTCTGATTGAACATGTCGGATTCATATTCCCAAACATGTATGCAAAAGACCTGCTTAATTCTTCGGAGCATGTGAACCTCCAAAAAAATAGCCCTACGTTTAAGCATCGACTAGAAATCCAGTCCAGCACATCGGAATCCAATGTTCTAAGCTTGTAGGGCATAAAAGCAAAAAGCCCACCTTTCGATGAGCTTTAATGGCTTGGTCTTCGGAAATCCGTAATACGACCAGTATATAAAAACTATACTCTTGTTTCCGCAATAATGGAATACCTACGCTTTCATATCTTTGTAAGTATTTCTTTTGTAGGCTTCAACTGCTTTGCCTGCCTCGTCAATTGCTGATTCGATTGCCATAGTCATTAGGTTTTCATAAGGCTTCCATGTCTTGCGATAACACTCTGTACTCATCTGATGGCTTTTTAAGCCCGCATATGCCAAGCGCCCTTTAGCTGTGTAATGTTCTTCTAACTCTGGATTTAATGCGAAGTCAAGCACCATCCTAGCAATCAACCATGCCAAGTGATATATAGCGACATGCTCAGGCTCTCTTTTCTTATCAACTACGGCATTTTGAATCATGATCTTAGCTAGATGATTACGAACATATTCATAGTCATTTTCAGACTTGCCTTCAAATACAATCAGTGCTGTTACTGACTTTGCTAACTGGGTATCCATTGAAGCAATAGCACCCAAGCGGTCTTGATAGTTCAATGGTTTCTCTCCTGTTCCGCGGACCACTGGCTCAATACTTGGTGAACTCGCAGTTAAACCATGAGTCAACCATTCAAAACGTTCAAACTTCTCAACTGCTACTGCATTCATACCGCCACCCTTAATCGTCTAATTCTGCTTTGTTTATAAGTATTGAGTACATGTCTTTTGAATAGTTTGAGATTGGGAACTTCTTGCCTATTAGCTCTGCAAACTCATCATCAATTTTTCGAACAAGATCCATATATTGAATCTGCTTTTCATCAGTCTCACCTGTAGGCCATTCAGGTGTCTTAGCTTGGTACTCCTCTGCCCATGCTTTGACTTGTTCAGCTTTATCTTCATATCGAGTGCGAAAGAAAGCATGAAAACCTTCTTCGTATTGTTCATATGTCCCAACTTCGTAAAAGACCATCACGCCACCTCAAATCATCAAATACTTTTTAATTTCATCTATGGCTTCATCTGCACCGAAGCAGACTTTGCACATGTAACCTTGTTCTTCTAAGCGTTGAATCATGAGCCTTTGACTTGGTTGTAACTTCCCTTTCTTTGACTTCAACTCAATCCAAAGTCCGTGCACCTCACCATTGGGAACAATCAATTGAAGGTCTGGAACACCAGCCTTCACGCCCAACTTCTTGAACTTTGCAGCTTCAATTATGTTTCTTGAGCCACCATTAGGAATATGGAATAAGTAATCACTCAAACGACCTGACCCATATTTCACACGATGCGCCCAACTCATGAGCGTCATCTGTTCTTGATCTTCTGTTGGCACTCTATTGAATCTCTTTGAACGAGCTGCCTTTTGTGACTGGACCCTTTGAGCCTCTTTGAATGTGGTCATTGGTCACGCTCCAAACAGCCAGATAAGAAGAACTTGGATTAGGACAACTGTGATAACCGCCATTCCTGTGCCAATTAGAAAATTTTTCATCCTTCCCCCTTGAGAGCTTGCTCTAACTGCGCTGCACAGTGGTAGCAGCCTTCTTCATAACCTTCTGTCCAGTGAGTAGTTTTATCAAAAGCGATTTCATTCCATGATTCGATTAGTTTGAGTGCCACATCCACCCGCTTTTGCAGCTTCAACATGTTTATGCCTTGTTGGGTGTATAAGGTTTGCAGCTCCTCTACTTTTGCTTGCTGGTGCTGAAAAACTTCATAAGCAGTCTGGACAATATGATTCCTGTACTTTCTGCCGTTTTTATCAAAAACACTTACAGATAATTGATTTCTGGCAATATCCAGCAACATGTTTTCATAATGCTTGGTTGTTCTGAAATATTCCTCAAACTTCTCCATCACACATCCTCCACTTTGCAATTCGGCGAAATGTGGTTTTCTAGTTTGTCTAGGGTTTCTAATTCCCTCGGATTCGATGGTTTATCAATGCGGTGGGCTGCTATTTCTTCAGGGGTGGCGTGCTCAATCTCTCCTTTGGTTGTATGAAGACGCCAGTTTTCCCCATTCTTTATGAAATTACACTTGATAAGATCCTTATCAATACTGCTTATTTGGTAGATAGACTCGGTTATTTTGTCTGTGCGTTTAACCCAATCCCCGACTTTAAACTCACTCATGGCTGGCTCCTTTTTCCACAACATCCAATTCAATGATTTTGTAAACCTTGCCTTTCGCTTCAAAAGGTTGACCATTTGTTGCCTTCTCAATCCAACTGCCATACGAATATGCAAAACCCCAAATAAAGCAACATAAGCAGAAGAACAACGTAAACCAGATACTATTCATTGACCGCCTCCGTATATTGATTCGTGGTCGCGGATGGCTTTATATAAAACATACTCAATCGTTGCAGAACGAAGGGATTCACTATTCATTTTCTTTTTTGCTTCAACAAGTCCTCCACATACTTCAACCAGTTCAACACTCTCAACGAGACGCTTGAGGTCCTCAACACTCACTAGTGCATCATGCGGTTCCGTTACTATGATTTGCGGGTCTAAACAAAACCCCCATGAATTATTTTCTTTATTGAAATGCTGGGAACCGTTGTCTCTGTAGTATTCTGGTCCTAGCAATTCATCATTAACCTCATCAAAGTAATAAAAGACCAAAGATGCTGACTCTGGCGCCCCCTCAACAACCTCTCTCGCCTTCTTTACCCCGAACTCACGAATAAATTGTTCTGGTTTCATAGGAAGTCACTCCAACTAATTCCGCGGAATGCATAGCCACAAGAAAGTGAACAAATGCCAAGGTCTTTACTATCAACAGCATCAACAAATAGCTTTCCGCAATTAATACACAAGCAAAGTCGATCTAACTTTTCCGCCTTCTTTAATGGAAATACGATCATGCTCATACCGCCTCCTTGTCATGTCCTGTCATGGCTTCCTGCTTAAACTGGTCTAGCATTTTCAGCTTTCTTAATTTCTCGTATAGGTTCGCTGCTGCTCTTGTTTCTTCATTACGAGTACCGAGGTTGTACGCTCTACGCAGCTTCATCATTGCGTTGTAATCTGCAAATTCGATCATGCTTTCAGCTCCCCTTTAACATTCAGGATGTCTTTTGCGTATTGAGTTGCCTTGTAATGATTTTTCCCAACACGTTCGAAATATTTCCATTCAACAAATTTTTGAAGATTGCTGTAGATGGTTCCTCGATTGAAATCAAACACTGATTCCTTCACGTCTTTGACACTGAAAGGCGCTGATGCATGACAACCGAACATGAGCAAGCTAAGCTGGTCATCAAAGTTTAATTTCTTTGTTCTATTTAAAGTTTTCATGCAGCCATTCCTTCTTCTCGAATAGTCACAAAACGGCAGATATCTAAGCGGTCCATAACTCGAACTACGCCTTTCTTGCCATGACGATTTTTAGCAACGATTAATTCGGTGACACCTGACGGCAGGTCGTCTTCACCCATAACTGGATTTGCCAAGATGATTTGATCTGCGTCTTGTTCAATCTGGCCTGATTCTTTTAGGTCTGATGCTTTAGGGCGCTTACCTTTCTCAGACTCACGATTAAGCTGTGCCAATGCGATAACTGGGCAATCAAACTCTTTAGCCAATGCTTTTAAATCACGGCTAATTGAACTCACTTCCTGGTAACGGTCTTTCTTACTTGGGTCACGAACCAACTGAAGGTAATCAATTACGATACAGCCAAGTTTCTTGTACTTACGTTTCGCTTTACGAGCCCAAGAATGTATTTCTGCAATTGTCGGCTTTTGCTTGTCTTCGATATGGATTGGCAAAGAACTGAACCGTCTTTGAGCATCTGCAAATTGAGCCAACATCCCATCAAATAATTCAGCGTTATGAATGTTGTCATAAGGGATTTGAGTTAAAGCTGAGATACAACGGTTTGTGAATGTCTCTACATCCATTTCGGCAGATACAACCAATACAGGCTCGTTGTATCGCACTGCTGTCTGAATAACTAACATTTGAGCCAGAGTTGATTTACCTGAACCAGGACGACCACCCACGATGCAGAAGTGTCCTTTTTGAATTAATCCAACAAGGTTATCCAGGTGAGTTAAGTTAAACTTTACGCCTGTGTACTGCTTGTTAGCTTTAGCCTCAGCCTTTTGGATTAAACGATCTGTAGCACGATTCAAAGCCTCTTCAAATGTGAAGCTGGTTTTCTCAACATCGTTTGAAGTTTTCTTCCCATCCAGGATGCTTTCTGCTGCAATGTGAACGTCAGGGATTGTTAAGTCTTTAGCAATCTCAGCAATGCTTTGACCAATATGCTCAACTTCACGGTGTGCCTTGAACTTGTTTAGTTCTGCAACATAAGACTCCAGGTTGTAAAAGCTTGAAGGCGCTTCACTGCTCATTTGAAGCAGGTATTCAGAACCACCCATCAAATGAATTACGTTTTTTTGTTTAAGCTGCTGCTCAACCATAACGAAGTCATAAGGTTTGTTTTCGTTTGCAAGGTCGGCAATCGCCTGGAAGATTTGCTTATGGCGCTCTGGAAAGAAGCACTCAACATCAAGATCGTTACTTACAACATCAAATGATTTGTCTACAGTCATCAATGCTGTAAGAACTGCTTGTTCCATAGGGATGTTATGAATATTCGACATTACCAATCCCCCATTTCTGTTTCGAGATTTTCAGGATTGATTGCTTGAGTGTTGTTTTGTTCTGCTTGTTTGAAAAGTTTTTCAACAAGTTTGAAATCACGTTTTACCCACTTCACGAAATTTGAATACATCTGAGTGCTTGTTACTGCACCAGTGATGATTTTGTTTTCGTAGTGTGGGTTGATTTCAAGAAGTAATTCTTCAACTTGAGCTTGATTGATTTTTGGTAAACCTGATCTTTGCATCCAAGAATTCAATTGTTGTAAATCTGGTTTCCAGATATTCAGAACTTCATCAACTGGATTTTCTTGTGTGCTCTCCTCTCTATAAATATTTTTATATAATTCTATTGTGTCTTTAGTTTCTAAAGTGCTGGCGCTTTCGTTAGTAAAGTGCTCGCGCTTTACTTTCTGTAGTGCTTTACTTTCTAAAGTGGTATTGCAGTTTTTAAAGTGCTCGACTAATGACACCTCATTAATTCTGTATTCATTACCCTTTCTTGAATCAGAACTAACAACAGTTACAACGCCTAAATCGGTTAATTCTTTTAGGCCTTTACGAACTGTAGTAGTGCTTAGTTTTTTAGAACCTTCAAGCTTGCCGCCCTGCAATTGAGAGTAACTTACAAAATCAGTAGTTTTGTCTTTAAAACCATTGATGCGGTCTTCCAGTTCAGCATACACATTACGTGCTGCATCACTAAGAAATGGACGCACATCACTACGATAAAGACGACTAGACATCACATAGCCCTTTTCGAACTTGTCTGTCATCTTGTCCCTACCTTTTGAAATTGGAATAATTTCAGCCTGCTTCAATGCACCCATCAAACACCTCTCAATACAAATGCAGCTAAATCAGCTTTCGCTTTAGCCAATGCCATAGAGTTTTCGAGAGTTCGATTAAGCACATAAGCCTCAACCGCTTTTTGAAACAAACTAATCTTCCGATTTAGTTCAATGTCTGCTAATATTGAATGGTTCATTTAATCCACCTTGTTTGAACACTAAGCCTGATTGTCACCATCAGGCTTTTTCTTTATATCCAAGCTCAAAACACATTCCGAAATCTTCAATGTCATCTTGAAAAAGATCGTCAATGGTTTGCTTGCTTTCCATCCACGCTTTTGACATCACAAAAAGCGCATTCAGCTTTTCTTCACTAATCATTCGATATTTCTTGAGTACAGTTTTGAATCCAAGAACATCCAATAGCACTAAACAGTTCTCAAGCTCAGTCAAGCCATTGGATTTTCTATCATTTTTCATTCGTGATAATGTGCTTGGATCAATCCCCAACTGTTCAGCAACCTGACTTTGATTGCTTGATGCAAGGGCTTGCAAAACTCTAGAAACTTCATTTCTAGCCCTTGCACTCAATTCGGTTGATACTTTGCTCATGGTTTAGTTCCTAAGCGGTTAATGCTTGGCTGCGGACATAATCGAAATCGACATCAGGACAAAGTTCATCACAAGGAACTTTCCCTTCACTTTCTTTATCAATTCGAATAGCTAATGCAGCACCACATTTTTTGTTGACATAAATAATTTGTTGAAGATTCCCTAAAGTCGTTAGGCATGCTTTTGCAAAGGCTTTTCGTTCTTCAACAGTCATCTTCGATAAGTAAGCTTTAAGCTGTTCTGTGTTTGAAGAAGACATAGTTATCTCCTTTAGTGATTTATTTAGTAAATACTAATTTTAAACACTAAACAAGTCAACAGATATTTAGCGAATACGAATTTACTTTTTACTAAAAACTATATGAAATAGAGCTTATGGATACTGTTGCAAGAAGACGCAGAAATCTGCGAAAAGCTATTGATGCTTTAATCGAATCTGGGAAATTTAAGAGTGATGCAGCTTTTTGCGAACATTACGACTTAAGTACGAGCCATATTTCACAAATGATTAATGGTCACGGTAGTTTTGGCGAGAGAGCTGCTAGGAACTTAGAGAAAAAAGTAGGCTGGCCTAATGGTTATTTAGATCTTGAAAACCAAGAAGATCAAAGCCCTATTGTGTCTGAAAGTAATGTTGGACCAACCAAGAATAACCTTCGAACAATTCCCCTATTAGATTATGTCCAAGCAGGTCTATTCCATGATGTTGGCTATGATGGAATAAACCCTATTGGAGAAAGCTACACAACATATCAAGGATATAAGCCAGAGTGCGTTTTCTCTCTTAAAGTTGAAGGAAATAGCATGTCACCAGAATTTAAGGCTGGCGATGAAATTGTTGTTGATGCATCTCTTGAACCTAAACCTGGATCGCTTGTAATTGCTCAAGAAGTCCAACATGGAATAGCAAGAACAACTTTCAAAAAGTACAGAGTGATTGGTATTAATGAATTTGGAGTTGATGTTGTTGAACTAGTACCACTAAACCCTGATTACCCAACCTACAACTCAACACAAATTGAAATATCAATTATTGGGGTTGTGGTGAGACACAATAGGGAAATAACTCATTAAAGGATTCGGGACACCTAATCCCGAATTGCAGCCTAGGAAGCTGCTAAAGGTGATCTAAAGATACGTTGCTCAGGGAGCAGGACAAGGTCCAGTGTCAATAGTGAGCTGACGCCCCTACGGTGTGCGCACACTTTCAGGGCAAGCGCTAGGCATAGCGCTATATAAGTTACCAATTATATTGGTAGGTGCCTACCAGCAATTACAAGGTTTATGCCATGTTTTTACTGGAACTGCGAACTAAGAATGGATTTAGATTAAAGATAAAAATCGACTTTTTATCGATATTCAAATTCTTCACTTGGTAAGCACCGAGGGGGAGGTTCGAACTCCCCCTCACCCTTATTTTTAAAAATACATAAACTGATAATTAATAGCAAATACCATGAGCAAAAAATACAAGCCACCGGAACTACACGAATATAGAGGCTTAACAAGCTCTGAGCAGACGGCAATACACCAAATGCTCATCTCCTATGTTCGTGAGGAAAATTGTCGCTTTAACATAATCATGTCTGGCAATGCAGAACCCTATAATCTGGTAAAACTAACTAGTATTAATTTTGAGAATGAAGCATCAGCAATTTGGGTTAATTTTGAAACCATCACAGGAGAGCAAATAGCTTTGCCCATTGGCTTTCTTTCAAGAATTGAGTTTTCAGGGCAGCAAGAAATTTAAACTGTGAACCCGACACAGTCTTTACAACAGATCGGGTGGAGAAATGTAATGACAGATAAAGTAGTTTTAAATGGACCATTGGAATTAAAAAATAACTCTGAAGCTCGTGTTGCTTATGAATTGATGGTATTAATCGCCAATAAGGAAGTTGGTTTTACTATGGCTCAAAATAAAAATGTAGCCGACGAACAGAAGTCTAGAGATTACTGGTTAAAACTTTATTCACAATGCCATAGCGTTGCTAGAGGAAATGAGCACGTTCCTCAGGAAAACTAGAATACTTTTTCTGAAATAGTTTTGATAGTGCTAACTATTTCATCAGGATCTGTGCAACCTTGTTGAATTAAAGCCAGGATAAGCTGGAATGCTTGTTCTTGATTCATAATAAACTCCATCTAACCCACCCCGTGTGGGTTTTCTTATTTTTAGTGTATACGAAATTTTTCACCAAATAAATTCACTAAAGTTCTTGACTAAATATTTAGTAAATACTAAATTATATCTCACCAACCAACAAAAAAGCCCCTAGCTTTCGACGGACAGGGACTTTTACTCAACAACGAGTGAGATAAGTATGACAGAAAAAGCATTAATAGCAAAGCTGATCAAGAATCAGAACCGCAAGCAGACCATTAGACACTCTAACTCTGGCTTGGTAATGGCAAGCGTATTTGTGATTCTAGCTTTCAGTGCCTTTGCCTTCTTTAAAGCAGATGCAGATCAAACCCAAAAGCATCAAGAGCATGTTTTAGTTCAGGTTGAGGGGGTGAAGTGATGAGCAAGAACCCTATCAAAGTTATGTCGTCAATGCTGACTGGTCGTATTTACGCAGGTCGTGTCAGTCCTACAAACCAAATGTTCATTGGTGAGAAGGAAGATGTGACAGATACCGCAGTCAGCGCTGTAGCACTGCACCTTCTAAAAGAAGAGGTTTGCTTGCAGTTTGACTTTAATGGAAAAACATATCGACTTGAAGTTCGAGAGGAGCCCTCTCATGGATAACTACAAAATCAAAGTTAAAGATGAAGCTGAGAGTAAAGAGGCTCAGGAGTTGTTTTTTGAGTTGGGTTATAGCTGGCCTGGTTGCGTAAAATACTATAATAACATTGGGAGTTATACGTTTATTGCGGCCTACCCAGATGAAATGTTATTAAGATGGCGTGGAGATACTGATAAAGAACTCACTCTTCCTCAACTACGCGACCTTGTTGTGTTGAAGCGGAATGATGTGAAGGATGCAACGCATACTTGTGAGAATGACTTTAAATATATTTGTATTGATGGCCGTTGGCACTTAATGACTACTGATGGCTGGTTTCACGTATCTGTTAATCCTAACGCTCTTAAACCAATCCAGACAGCACAAGCAGTCTTAAACGATTTGGATGAACTCCGTGAAGAGTACAAGGACTATCACCAATCCCCAGCCTTGATTAGCGGTGCGGAGGCATTGCGAGCTTTGGCTGATGGTAAAGAGGTTGAAGGGTTTTCAGAAGAAAATGAAGAGTGGATACCTATTGTTTATTTCAGTGTACAAGACGTTGTGAATGGTTTGTATAAATTCCGCCTCAAACCCCAAACCATCAAGCTTGAACTTGAGCTGCCGAAGCCTTTTGAGCCGAAGGTGGGTGATATTTACTGGTTCCTCTCACCCTTCTATAGCACTGGATATGACCACTGCACTTTTGCAAATGATTCATCAGATAAACTGCATGTCCAATATGGCGCATATCGCTCAGAAGACGACGTTAAAAAGGCAGTTGAGCAACTCAGAAAGATACGAGGTATTAACTCATGAATATGTTAGTTAACAAGCCTGAGTTGCTATGCCCTTCTTTCCCAATGCTTCAAGTGTCTGGTGAGTTTGAAGTTAATGACAACACAGTTTTATTTGAACTGGAAAGCGGTTGCGCAACTTTGAAATGCAAGATAGTTGCCGATGTTGTTAAGCAAGTTCGTGTGGTTGGTTCTCTAATGAATCCAGAGGACAGCAAAGACCAGTTTTACGACCAACTCGTAGTAGATGACCGCACACATGTTGAAGTGGTTGGTGCCGAATATGTAGAAACTCCTATCGGTCTTCTATTTCAACTTACATCAACACAAGTGGCTGACTTAAACGAGCAGCTTAAATACTACGCCGAAGAATTGGCAGATGAAGAAGCGGGAGTGGAGTGATGCATGTACATGAGAAAAGAAAATTACTTGAAGCCATGGATGTGCTTATTCGTCGTCCTGCTTCAGCAACAGAGACGACGCTTGCTGAGGCTATGGCCTACTTCAAGATGCTAATTGAGGAGTCTACACAAGGACAAATTGAAGTCCGGTATTCAGACACTACTCAGCAGTTGCCATTTTAAAAATTAGGAGAAGATTATGAATGCGCCAGTGCAACACTCAGGACAAAACCCTTTTGCAGTAGCTGCTCCTGCTACTCAAGCAATGTCTACAGTTCAATCTGATAGTCAACGTGCAATTGCAGAGGTTCAAGCTGCTTTAGTTATTGCTAAACAGTTCCCACGTAACCCAATTGAAGCTTATGACCGGATTATGAACGCTTGCCAGCGTCCCGGTTTAGCTCAATCGGCTGTTTATTCTTATGCTCGTGGTGGTACTTCAGTTACTGGTCCATCAATTCGACTTGCGGAAATGCTTGCTCAGAATTGGGGAAATATTCAGTACGGTATCCGCGAATTATCTTCTGAAAATGGCGAATCAACGGTTGAAGCATTTGCTTGGGATGTGGAGACAAACACCCGTCAAACAAAGGTTTTTCAGGTTCCACATATTCGTTATACACGCAATGGATCTAAAAAATTAACAGATCCACGCGATATTTATGAATTGGTTGCAAATAATGGCGCTCGTCGTCTACGTGCATGCATCTTAGGTGTAATACCGGGTGATGTGATTGATGATGCTGTTAATCAGTGCGAAAAGACAATCCATGCAAGTGCTGATACTTCACCAGAAGCTGTACAAAAACTTGTTGTTGCCTTTGAGCAATTTAACGTCACCAAGAAAGACATTGAAGATTACATTCAGCGTCGTATTGATGCTATTACAGCAGCCAATATCGTTGCGCTTCGCAAGATTTTCACTAGCTTACGTGATGGCATGAGTTCACCTAAAGACTGGTTTAAAAATGTCACTGTGAAGGAAGTTGGAGAAGTCCAGGAAGTTAAACCAACTGTACCAGACAATGAGTTCCCGGTTCTCTTAGAGCAGATCAAAGCCGATGCAGTTACTAAAGAGTATGTATTAGAAGGCTATGCACTTACTAATGCACAAATAGCTGAGGTAAATGCACTATGAAGCTATTCCGATGCTCAAGCCTAAATAAGCTTATAGGCGACTCTAAAACTAAAGGCTCAGTTCTTAGCGATACAGCTAAGACTGAGATCAGAACAATCGTTAAGGAGGACTTGACCACGTTCAAGTCTTTCAAAGGAAACCATTATACAGCTAAGGGTAATGCGCTTGAAGAAATCGCAATTAACCTGTCTGGCAAGGTTCGTTTTCGTCAGTACTTGAAACATGAAGGCCGTTTGGAAAACGAATTGATCACTGGTGAATGCGACATTCTTGACCTGAATAACAAGTTGATCATCGACACTAAATGTACTTGGGATATTGGAACTCATCCATTCTTTAAGGATGAAGCAGAAGAAAAGGCAAAGAAAGCCGGTTATGACTGGCAGATGCAAGGCTACATGTGGCTTTACGACTGTGAGCAAGCAATGGTTGATTTCTGGTTACTTCCTTGCCCTATCGAGCTTACAAATGATTGGGATGATCGAGAGCAGCTAATTGATTTAGTCGAGCGTATTGATTTAAGAGAACGTTTAACAACTGTCACCTACAAACGTGACGAAGCAATGATTCAAAAGATCAAAGACAAAATTCCACATGCTCAAGAGTACTACGCAAAGTTATATCAAGAGCGCATTAAAGCGAAGGTAGCAGCATGAAAAAAATCGAATTAAACACAATTAGCGGTACTTCTGACCAGATCGCCGAAGAGATTTTTAAGAAAATTATTGGGCCTATGGTTGATGAAATGAATAGCCAAGATAAAGACTCAGCAAAGGTTTTCACATTCTCAGTAATGTGGCTTGGTATGGCTTTATATGCTGCTCAATTTGAACCGCACAATGCCAAGAAAACAATTCAATTTAGTGTTGATCAGTTCATGCAAACGTTCGACAAATTCAGCAAAAGACCGAGCTAAGGAGCAGCAGCATGACAGATTTGAATAAGGAAAGAGAAGTTAATCTACGCTTTGAGCAAGATGATGGTGCTGTTTGGGTCTTTGATGGAGATAGCCAGTTTGGCACCGAAATCAGTCATTTAATGATGATGCATAGCGATGAATATAACGAAGATGAATTACGTGTTATTTGTCACCATGCAGCATGTGAAATTGACAGACTTAGAGCAGAGTTAGAAAAAGCCAAAGCTCAGGCGGTGCAACAATCTTTTGAGATTGGTCGTCTTCAAGATCGAATCACTGAATTGCTTGATGAAAGACAAGATTTGTATGCACAGATTAATAATTATCAGGCGGTGCCAGAGTGGATTTCTGTTAAAGATAAATTGCCTGAAATTACTGATGCTAGTGTTTTAGCTCACTTCCAAAACGGCTCAATTGAAACAGTTCATATAGAAGATTGGTTCAAAGATATAACAGATGGGCTTGATGAAGATGGCAGGCAGAAATATACGAAGTGGTATTTAAAAGCTTCAAACACCATTACTCATTGGGCGCCTTTGCTAATGCCACCGATCGAAGCGGAGAATTAAAGATGAGCAATAAAGAACAAATTCAAAAAAACCTTGAAAGATTAATTGCTGCTGAGTTAAGAAGGTTTACCCTCGAAACAGGCGAAGTGGTGAATGAACTTTATGTCTTTCCACAAGAAGACAAGGATGGTGGCGAGACCTATTACGACATATTTGTTGAGTTTGTTGAAAAAGATGAAAGTAAGGCAAGCGAATCGGGAGCTGAGGGATGAGTGAATCAATTTTTTATACCATTCCAAGAGAATGCCCAAATTCTAGATATGAGTTGGAATTCAAAGATATCGAAACATGGCTGGAGCAGGATTTAGAGTTTGTTGGCACTGAGTGTGCCCAAGACTATTTTGATAATCATGATGGCTGGGAATCTTCATGGCCTTTAGAAATTCGCATCTTTAAAGATGAACAATCTATTGAGCCGATAGCATCACTTATTGTTGAGATGGAAATGGAGCCACATTTTAGTTCAAGTGTTAAAGCGGAAAGTAAGGAGGGGTGAAATGACAGCAATTGCGAATATAGGTAGTAACTTTGTTGTAGCGTTACCACCTTCAGATATTTGGCTAAATGATTCTCAAGCTGCTGAGTTCTTGGGATATCGAGATGTACACTTTAAGGCAGCAGTTTGCTGCCTGCCAACCTTCCCTAAACCGCGCTATGTTATTAAGTGCGGTCAAGGAAGACGATGGAACTTGGCAGAGCTATCAAACTGGTTGAATGAACAATCGGATGATGAGCCAAAGAAAGGAAGACCACGTAAACGGGGCTAATCAAGCCTCGTTGCAATTTCGCTTGCAGTAGCATTGTAATAGACCATCAAGCTTCTTAAGTCTTTATGCCCAATCATACGGGCCAAGTCTAAAACTTCTAATTTTCTTGCAAGACGTGTACAAGCTTCATGGCGTGTGTCATGAAAGTGCAAGTCAGTGATTTGACATCTATCTCTTAATTTACGCCAAAGCGTATCAAAGCTTTGGGAATTACAAGTAAAGACCTGCTTTTTATCAAGACCTTTTAATAAAGTAAGCAACTCAACTGCACGCTTAGATAGTGGTACATTTCGTTTAGTACCATTCTTTGTTTCAGTTAAAACTAAATATCTATCTTTTAAATAAACACGATCCCAAGTCAACCCAACAATCTCACCAGCACGCATTGCTGTTTCAATTGCAAAGAGAAAGGCAATAATAATTTGCTGAGTTGAATTCACAGGAACATTGTTATCCCAATTTGCTGCAAGACATAATCTATCAATCTCATCCTGAGCAATTCGTCTATCCCGGTGCTTTGATGGTGGCGGCAAAGTTAAGTCAGCCATTGGAGACTCTTTTATCCACTTCCATTCTTTTCGAGCAACAGTAAATAAAGAAGCCAAGATATTAGCTTCACGACGAACTGTAGCGCCCTGCACTTCTTTTAACCGGGAGTCGCGCCATTGAACTAAATCATCTGTAGTGACTTTGGCTAATTGTTTTTGACATAACTTTTTATACTCACGTTTAAAGAAAGCCATTCGTTTGACTTCATTTTCATGAGTTTTCTTTTTTATGCTTACTTCATTTAAATAGCGTTCTATAGCTTCTAAAAATGAATGGTCAGGAAGTTTACCATGCGATTGTTCGCGTAATTGAGTCTCACGTTTTGAGGCCCAAGCTCTTGCTTGTGCTTTTGTATCAAAGGTTGCACTTTCGCGAATTCCGTTTACACTTATCTCGGCTCGCCATGTATCGTTGCGTTGTCTAAATGAAGCCAT